TTCCCATCCTTCACAGGACCTTGAATGAGAGTCATCTGAAAAATATCTGATTCCTCCGCAAACAGGTGAGCTTCCGTCAACACCACCTGAGATGTCACGTATACACCATTCAAAGAACGGTTCACAATCTCGCCATTTGCTCGATTGTAACGTGATATGAGGCGAACAACATTGTTCCCAAAAATTTTCTGGATAGACCCATCATCAAGATCCACCAGAGATTGGGAAGCAATTGGAACATCGACTGGAGTCGTTTCAAGTTGTGGATTGTACCAGACATTCTGGCGCTCTTCCTTCACAAATTGAGACTCACAAGTTCCAAACTTGTTTCCTTGTATTCCCAAGACATCTGTCTCGGAAATATCCTCATCATCTTCAGGTACCACTTCCAAAGTGGATTTCTTCTGTTCAACAACTTTTGTGTCCTCTGTGGTCTTCTTCCACACACCAGAAACAGCAATCCCTGCCATGGCAACTACGCCAATAGAAATGACTGCTTTCATTGTGGTGGAAAGTCTTGACCACCGACGAGGTACGTTCTCCATGGAGTTCATCAATCCCAACACGTAATATTTCAACGAATCAGGAAGTGTCCTCAACATACAAGAATACACCAAACGACGGGTAAATCGCAATCTCAAAAACTGCTACAAAAGCCACAAATTCAACTTCCATTGCAAGGTCCACATGAACCAAGTAACGTACATTGTGTAGCAAAAATGCAACATCATAGCAAGCCACTTCTTGAAAGTAGTGGAAGCCTGAGATGCAACCCAAGGTTGTTGAACAACCTCAGTAGCCTGAACAGTCAAACAGGAACACTCGTACTGCGGTCGCAGACAAGTCCTGCAAACATCCAATTTTGACATGTATTCATCACATGCCAGGAAGTCTTCTTGACTCTTCAAGTGCTTGAGCGCATTGATACCGAAATCCTGAAGAAAATCGGCTGAGTGCTCGTACACGTGAATGGGCTTAATCAGAGCCCTTTCGGTTCTCCCTTCCATGATTGGCTGGATCTTGGAAACAGTGAATCGCCAATAGTCTGGATACTTGGTAGGATCCATGTCTAGCTTGTCACTGTCAAGTTGTTCAGAATCGGGTTTTCGGTATTGCTCCTTAACCTCGACCGTCACAATATGGGGAAGACGACGCTGTACTGCCAGAGGGTCGGCAAAGTACTCAGAGGCATTCAAATCGATGGTATTGCCAGAGGCAATAACAAGCTCGCACATAACAGGGGTTTTCCCTTTATCTTCAAGCGCAGCTTGTGCAGGTGAATATCCCACCATATTACAGATGAGAATGAGATCCTTAATTGAGGGATCTATTTCTCCACTTACACCAGGCTTCATGAATGCTAGGTCGTCTAGCAGAATGCACCAACACGATGTTCGAAAATTGGTCCAATGTTCTACAAGGGGATTCCTCGTATAACAAGAACGCATCGAATTGTCCAAACCACGCAACGAAGCGTAGTAATAGTACATCATGTGTTCAACAGAAGTTTTGCCGAGGCCAGATTTGCCATAGACCAAAACTCCATAGGGTGCCTTCCGCGCTGACGAGGCAGCATCAATTGTCACAGTTGTCGCTCTCGTGAGCTTCAACGCGCCAAGACGCTTTCGCATAAACGCAGAATCATATCCTGCTTTTGCCAAAGAATACTTCAAATACGCATCACCTTTCTCAATACAGCGATCAAGATCAGCGAGATACGCGAAGTATGTGGTTCCATGAGGAGCCAAGTTGCCTGTAAAGCCTGCAAGGGCCATCAGACGGTCTGACTCTTTGATCCACTTCGAATACTCAGAAGACGTGTGTAAGAACACACTAACATCCTTTGTCTCGTAGAACTCATAGAACTTCTCTGACAAGAATAGCAACACATCAAGTGATGCCAACCATAGCCCAGCACGCGCACCTTTTGTGGCACGCAGGGCATGGATTTCCAACTTGGAGTACTCATTTTCGTTTAGCTCCAAACCTAAACGTGACAAAAAGCCTTGTACCAACAAATATGTGTACAACTTGTGAAACTTCTTGAGCACAGGGTGCTCACTCAAGTTCACAGTCATGTCGAAGGCTTTCCGAAATGAATGAAGAGACTCTTTGAAATCTCCCTGCACTTCGGAGGCACCAAAAAGTTGGTGCCATTTGTCCATGATTGCCTGTGTGGACGACTTCCCAGTGAACAATTTGTAAACAAGTTGTGCCCACATGAGATAGTTGTCTGTCCGAACAAACCAATAGTAGGATTGGAACACATTTTCAACCATGCACATAACCCACTGCTTGTCATTGGTCAGATCTGCATCACTGCGATCTCCACGACTAGTAGCGTATTCATTCATGCGCTTGAGAACATGTGCCCACATCACTTGATTGGCATGCTCAGTATCTTCGGCACCTTGGATGTCCATGAGCGGAAGAACTCGAGACGACATAATTCGTTTCTCAAGCGCGACTGCCTCATTTACAGGCAAGGCCTCCTCAATTGAAATGGGAAGAGGTTCCATTTTTGATCCACCATTAAGTCCAAATTGGACTTTCAACGGGTGAATACTCCCATCAAATCCATACTCCTTCAAACTTCGTGAAAAGTTCAGAGGACGATTGTGGGTCTCCAACCAAAAATCGTCAGTACCACTATCCATGATAATGTCAACACGCGCAAGCTTGTACAGCTCTGCCATGCTCGACACTACATAA